AGGATCTTCGCATGCGGGATGCGTGCCGGCGTGCTGGCATCGTCCCAGCGGTGGGCGTCCATGTGCTACGCCATACCTGGGCTAGCCTCGCGGTCATGCGCGGCGTTCCGCTGATGGTGGTGGCGCGCAATTTGGGCCACCGCGACACCCGCATGGTCGAGCTGCACTATGGACATCTGGCGCCGTCCTACATCGCCGACGCGATCCGCGCCGGCGCACCGCGATTCGGCATCGCGGTCGATGATGCGGTCACCTCGATCGGCGGACGACGGACGTGAAGCCTCCGCTCACTTTCGACCGATTTTCCGATGCGCAATGGAGGGAGATTCAGCAGGCGGCGCAAGCAAGAAAGGATTGCCCGCCGGGGCTCAATTGGACGGATATCCGGCTGGAGCTGGAGGAGGCCGGGCGTGATTACTGGACGATGCGACGCCGGCGATTAGATCGGCCATCCGCAACCGAGCACAGACGCTTGCGGGAGCTGATCGAGCGATTGCAGGATCTGGACCTCGCATTTCCGCGGCTCGGCCAACAGCTCAAGACGAAACTCGAACCGGCCTACCTGTTTATGGTCGGATGGGATGTACTTTTGGAGGGTTGGAGCAGCAAGCATTTCCACGGCCAAACCGACTTTCACCGAGCGCTGCTCTACGACCGCGTTCTCTTGATGTGGGTTGGCCGACTTCGCGGCGAGTTGAGGTTTTCACGTAGCCTCGACGGCAAGGTTGGCGGACCGCTCGTACGCTTTTTTGCCGCTACAGTCCTGCCGATCCTAGGACCGAAGGCGCCCAACCCCGAAGGTATCGCCAGCATCATCATCCGGGAGCGCGCCCGCATCCGCGCCTGCGCCAAGTATTGGAGCGGGTTCCCGGGCAGACGACGAGAAAGATCCAGTCCTTCATCTTGGGACGATATAGGGTTTTAGCAGCCCCGCTTTCTTCGCTTTCAGACGCCTTCCGGCCCTACATAGGGTTTTAGAAGCTGCACCCTCCGGTTCTAAAACCCAACTGCCGCCAAGCAGTGCACGCGCGTACACCTGGGATTGAGAGCAATCCGTGGGAGTAACGCCGCCGCATGAACGAACAGCCCGCGTCACTGTGGGCTAGGCTTGCCGCACTCGGGTCGAAAACGGTCGCGGAATTTTGCTGGGCCGAGAAAATCTCCCGCTCGCAGTATTACACGATGAAGCGGGAGGGCTGGGGCCCCGACGAGGCCTGGATCGGCCGCCTGGTTCGGATCACCGACGAATCGCACTGGCGCTGGCAACGGCAGCGCGAGCGAGCGGCCGAGCTTGGAATCCGTGGTGCCCTCCCCGCGCACGAAATGGCGGCACTCCGTGACGTGCTCCCAGCATATGTAGTTGCAGCGCTCGCGCGTCCGACGTGCGAACAGCACCCCCCGTAATAACAAACCCCGGCAGCAGCGAGGTTAATCGCTGCGCGCCGGGGCTGTTTTGTTGCGTCCCCATCACCGTCCAAAGCTCAGGAGTCGCAAATGTCATCTAAGCATACTCGGCCAAAAAATCCAACTGCACCTGCTAGCACTAAGGCTAGCACTGCGAACGGCTTCGGCGTGCTGCGCTCGGTGCTGGAGACCGCCAGCGCCAAGGCCGGCTGCAGCCTCTCCGATCTCACCGTCCTCTCAGCCCAGGTCGATCCGTATCGACTCGACACTTCGTCAGGTCATCGCGACGGCCAATGGCTCGCCAAACAGCTCGACCGTGCCATCGGCAAGCGGCGGCGTATCCATTGGCGCGGATTGCATTATGTACTCGTTTCCACCAGCAACCTCGTGAAGCCGAACGGCGACATTTATGTCAACGATGACGACAACTGGACGTGGCTCATCAACACAGCAGGGAAGGGCGCACGCTGGTTGGGTTATATCGACTTCGAGCGCATCACCGATAATCGCAACGCCGAGCCGTTCATCCACCATAAGGCTATAAGCCGAAGGCGCTCGTCACCGTCGGCATCGATATCACGATCCCCGACGTCTCCGATATGGAGCCGGCGCCGGTCGCCGAAGGATTTGAGCCAAGGCAAGCCTTCCACTTCGTGATCTTCGGTGAGAAGGCTAGCCTTGAGGATGTCGTCCTCCCGGTCGCGCGCGCGAAGCAGGCAGACCTCTACCTGCCCACCGGCGAAATCAGCGACACGTTGTTACATCGCATCGCCAAGGACGCTGCCGCCGACGGCCGGCCAATGGTGATGTTCACCCTGGCGGACTGCGATCCGGCCGGCCACCAGATGCCGGTATCGATCGGTCGCAAGCTTCAGGCGTTCCGTGACTATCGCTTCCCCGAGTTGAAGTTCGAAATCGTTCCGATCGCGTTGGCGGTCGAGCAGGTCGGTGAGCTGGGTCTTCCCTCCACGCCGCTGAAGGAGACCGAGAAGCGCGCCAGTCGCTGGCGCGAGGCCTTTGGCGTCGAGCAGACAGAGATCGACGCTCTGGCAACCCTTCAACCCAATGTTCTGCGTGAGATCGTCGAGCGCGCGTTCGACCCTTATTACGACCGCACCCTCGAAGACCGCGTTCGCGCGGCCGAGGACGAATGGATGGAGAGGGCGCAGGAGGCGATTACCGAACAAGTCGACCCCGAAGTTCTCGCCGCGTTGCGCGTGGAAGCAACCGAACGGTTATCGGAACTTTCATCGGTAATCACCGACTTGAATGAGCACTTCCGGCTTGCCGGCGATCGTTTCCGTCTGCCGGCGATCGAAGTTCCCCAGCCCGAAATCGATGAAGACGCTGCAAGGCTAGCCTTAGTGAACTTCGACGACGACTGGGTCACGGCGACGCGCGCGCTGATCGCTCGCAAACAGTACGGCAACGGTCACGCATGAGCGCTGGAAGAAAAAGTCAAATATCCAATGCCGAATGCCCCGCATCATTCGGCACCGCCGAGTGCATAGCACCCGCACTTGGCATCAGCGTCGGGATGTTACGTGCAACGCGTGACCACTGCCGACGTAGGGGTCGTCGAGGTCCAGGCTGCCAGGCCAACTCGACGACCCCGTCAATGTAGCAGAACCGATCAAAGGGGGAACAACGAGCCATGCGCGACATATGCAGAGAAGTCGCCGATCAGATCATCACCGAGCTGAAGAGCGGTGTGCGGCCGGAGCGCTCGCAAGATCATATTGCGCCACGCTCGCTCACTCCGTTCGCAAGCCTACCCGGATCCCACTTCGCCACGATCGTCGCCGATCCGCCGTGGCAGTTCACCAACAAGACCGGAAAGGTCGCCCCCGAGCATCGCCGGCTGCATCGTTATGCGACGATGACGCTCGACGAAATCATGGCGTTGCCAGTCGAGCAAGTCGTCGCGCCGACTGCGCATCTCTACTTGTGGTGTCCGAACGCGCTCCTGCCCGAGGGCCTCGCCGTGATGAACACGTGGGGCTTTAGCTACAAGACCAACATCGTCTGGCACAAGATTAGAAAGGACGGCGGCTCGGACGGCCGCGGCGTCGGTTTCTATTTTCGCAACGTGACCGAGCTTGTCCTGTTCGGTGTGCGCGGCAAGAACGCACGCACGCTGGCGCCAGGACGGCGGCAGGTCAACTTTGTCGAAACTCGTAAGCGCGAGCATTCGCGCAAGCCCGACGAAATATATCCCATTTTCGAGGCGTGTAGTTCGGGGCCGTTCCTTGAACTGTTTGCGCGCGGCAGTGCGCACCCAGGCTGGGTGGTTTGGGGCGATGAGGCATCTGTCAGTTCCACCGAAGCCGTCGCCGGGACTGAAGCTGACAACGCGCGTCTCACCGACGGAGGCACGCCATGAAGCTCAACGACGTCCTTGCCGCGATGCGCGCCGGCGCCTGGCTGCATTTAACTCTCGCTGACGGACCGCGATGGCAGCTTAACGACGGCGCAACCGCGACCACAGTCAACAGCAGGACTGTGGCGGGGATGATCAAACGCGGGCACATTGCCGGAAACAACGACAGCCGTTCGATATCGTCCCTTCGCAAACCTGGCGCTACACCCGCCCAAAGGAGCCTCCGCAAGTCGGCAACGGAGGCACACCATGAAGATCATTGGCGCCGACGAAAGGCTCAACGAGCCGCGCGGTGTGAAATTCCTGATCAAGGGTCCGTCCGGCGTCGGCAAAACAAGCCTGCTGCGGACGCTCCCCGATCCGTCCCGCGTGCTGTTCATCGACAGCGACGCCGGCGATCTATGCGTGCAGGACGTACCGGTCGATACGATCCAGATCGACGACTGGCAGACGGCGCGCAATATCGCGGTTCGCATCGGCGGCCCTAATCCGTCGTTTGCGCCGACCAGTCCTTATTCCGAAGCGCACTACAAGGCGGTCGGCGGGGCGCTGGAAAATCTCGACCGCTACGATCTGATCTTCGTCGACAGCATCACCGCCATCAGCCGGCTGTCGTTCCGCTGGGCTGAGCAGCAACCGGAAGCGCGTTCAGAGCGCACCGGCGCCAAAGACACGCGCAGCGCTTATGGGTTGCACGCACGTGAGCTGCTGCTGTGGCTGCATTAGTTACAGCACGCGCGCGGCAAGCATGTCGTCTTTATCGGCGTCCTCGAAAAAGTCACCGACGACTTCGGCCGCTTCGTCGAATATCGCCTGCAGATGGAGGGCGCGAAAGTGCCGCGCGAGATCGGCGCCATCGTCGACGAAGACATTGTGATGGAGTTTCTCGACTTCGGCGGTTCCGAACCGGTTCGCGGGTTCGTGTGCACGTCACCGAACAGGTGGCATCTGCCGTGCAAAGATCGCAGCGGAAAACTCGACCAGACCGAGCCGCCACACCTCGGCAAGCTCATCGCTAAAATTCTCAACCGTTCTTCATCCCCACAGCAATAGGAGGCAGTCATGCTGTTCGACTACTCACAGACTTCCGATCCTCGCGACCTCTCCGAGCTTATTCCGCACAACACGCTTGCCAGCGTGCTGATGCGCATCCTCCCTGGCGGCGTTGGCGAGAACGGACTGCTCAAGCGCACGGCGAAGGGCGACGCCGAGGCGCTCATCTGTGAATTCGTCGTCGTCGACGGGCCGTACGCGAAGCGCAAGTTCTGGGACACCTTCCTCCTTGAGGGCACGACTCCCGGTCAGCAGGAGATGGTTCTCACCAATCGCGGTCGCCTCAAGAACATCCTGGAGTCCAAGAAGGGAGACACCAGCGAGCAGGCGCTCGCAAAGTACAAGGCAGGTCTCAAGGACTTCGATAACATCGTTTTCATCGCCAGGACCGGCGTCAGAAAGGGCGAGCTGAAGAACGATGGCAGCGGAGATAAGTGGCCGGACAAGAATTACTTGGCGGCCGCGATCGGTCCTGAGCACAAAGATTGGCACCCATGCGAGCAACCGCCCCCGTTCAATGGCGGCGGTGGCGCCGCGCCGGCTTCCGCACCCGCGGGCTCTACACCGATCACCCCGCCGAAATGGGCCAAGTAATGAAAAGGGCGCGCACTGTCGGCGAGATTTCGCCGTCCGCACTCGAGGACGAATGGCAGCGACGCGCGACCGCCGCCGCCATTGAAGCCGCGCGTGGGGTCGTCAAGCTCGACGGCCCCATTCCGCCGGCGGTGCCGGTCGGAAGGTTGAGCGACACGGAGTGGGGCTGGGTTCTCGCCGCAATGTTGTTCGCCTGGATTTCGGCCCGTGCCGAGCAGGCAGCCGCAGAGCAGCTCGACACCGAGCAGTGCATCCGTATGACCGCACTCGAACACAGCCATGGGACGCTGGCGCGGTCGCGGCGATCCTGCCCAACTTGGCAAATGCCTGTCCCGACATCGACTGGTCGCAGCCGCTCGCGCAATGGCCGCGGGACACTATGGTTGAATTCTTGCTGACCGCCATGCGGCTTATTCGCAAGGCGACTATCGCGCGCGACCTCAGCGACAAGGGTATCACCCGCCAATCGAGCACGAGCACGATCGCGCGTCAGGCCAATGCCGCGGCTGGTGGGCCGCTCATGACCGCAGACGAATGGAATGACGAACTTGATATCTAACCGAGGCCGCTGCGATGCCCCACGACTATTACGAGCCCAAGCTCGCGGATGAGCCGATCAACGTCGCGCTCAACGAGGCCATCGAGCGCGCCGCAGCGGGCAAGGCCGAACTGCCGCGCTCATATCTCGGCGCCTCTATTGTCGGTTCAGACTGCCTGCGTCGGGTACAATACGATTGGTGGTGCACGCCGACGCTTAACGCGCGCACGCGCGCGATCTTCGCCCGCGGGCACTATTTGGAGGCGCGAGTACGCGAGCAGCTCGTCGCGGCCGGGCTCAAGTTTGCCCCGCCTGAGGCGCTCGTGTTCACAGCCGTGAACGGCGACTTGCGCGGCCACGCCGACGGCATCATTACTGCGGGGCCTAATCCGCTCGGCAGCGCCTACGTCAATTATCCGTTTCTGTGGGAATGCAAGGCGCTCAATGCGAAAAACCACCGCGCCCTCGCGCGCAACGGACTCGAAAGGGAATTCCCCAGATACTCGGCGCAGCTTGCGCTCTATCAGAGCTATCTCAAGCTGACCAACCCGGCGTTATTCACCGCGGTCAACGTTGACAGCTGTGAGCAGCTGCATTTCTGGGTGCCATTCAACGCCGAGCGCGCGCAGCTGTGGAGCGATCGCGCCGCCAATATCATCGCGGCGACGCGCGCCGGCGAGCTGCTGCCGCGCGCCTACAGCGACCGGGATAAGTTTCCCTGCAAGATCTGTCCGCATGTCGACCGGTGCTGGCGATGAGTGCGCACAAG